CTCAGCTTTGTCTACATCGGCACCAGCTGGTACGGTAACGCAGCCCAGGCGTTCGCATAATGTTTGCAGCACTCAACTCTTTCCTGACACGGGCGGTGTCGGGGTACTTCCTGAACAAATCCCTGCGCTTCCGGTCTAGTGCGAGTGCGTATTTGAACAGGACTCCTGCTACTGCTACCAACCAGACCACTTGGACATGGAGTGCTTGGGTTAAGCGTGGGGCATTGGCCGATGGAACGTTGTTTTCAGCAGGTGTTTCTTCTCAGCCGTATGCAACGCTTGCTTTTTCGTCTAATCAACTAGTATTTGATTGTATTAACTCAGGCCCGGTTGTTGTAGGGCGTAAATACACAAATGCGCTTTATCGTGACCCCGCTGCTTGGTATCATGTTGTAGCCGTTTGGAATACAACTAATGGCACGGCAGGCAATAGAATGCTGTTGTATGTAAACGGTGAACAAGTTACATCTTTTTCGCTTTCAACTGACCCGGCATCTAGCGCAACAACTCAGGTTAACTCCACCGTTGCGCATCAACTGGGACAGTTTTTGTCAGCCGGCAGCTACTTCGACGGAGAACTAGCCGAGGTCAACTTTGTAGACGGTCAAGCCCTAGCCCCCACAGCCTTCGGTGCAACAGGTGCTAACAGCCAATGGCTCCCCAAAGCCTATACGGGCACATACGGGACCAATGGGTTCTATTTGCCGTTCACCAACACCACCAGCACATCAACCCTGGTAGCAGACTCCAGCGGCAACGCCAACAACTGGACACCGAACAACATCAGCCTCACTGCCGGGTCTACATACGACTCACTGACTGATGTGCCGACACTGACCTCGGAGACGGTGGCGAACTATGCTGTGTGGAACCCTCTGGTTACCCCTTTCCATTATTCTTTACAAGACGCAAATTTAACGGCAGTTGCTTCTGCCGGGTCTACAACCTACGGGTTTGCCAAAGGAACCGTTGCAATCCCAATTGGCGCAACTGATGGTATTTACTGGGAAATTGTTTGGACGTTTAGCGCATCTTGGGTTTCTGGGCTGGGCGTAATGGAAGCTAGCCGCACCGACTACACGGGAGTTGGCGCATACGGAGAGTTTTCTACCACTCCTAATAGCATTGCAGTAAGTAATGCGTACAATTCCGGCGGGCAGGTATATGTAACTCAGAATAGCGCAAACGTATTTACTTCTGCTTCTGGCGTATTGACTAGTGGCAGTACTATGATGTTTGCGCTTAAGAATGGAAAGTTTTACATTGGCATAAACGGTACTTGGCTTAATTCTGGCGTACCTGCTTCCGGCACAGGGTATATGGGCGCTGTTATGACGGCTGATTTGGTTCCTGCTGCGCAGTTTGCATACCCCGCAACTACGTTTTTTGCCAACTTTGGCCAGCAACCCTTCGTCTACACCCCGCCCAGCGGTTTCCTACCCCTCAACACGTTCAACATTGCAGCAGGCACGGTCACCACCAGCGGCACGTTCACCGGCAACCTCAGCACTGACGGGCCTTTTGTGTTCCTCAACGGCACGCCTACTGCAATGACCATCAACGGCAACGCGGTGACTTTTGGAACCCAGGCCGACAAGCTGGCAAACGGCTTCAAGGTGCGCAGCAGTTCAGCGCTTTACAACCTCATAGGTAGCAATACCTACGTTGCCACAACTGTCGCTGAGGTTCTCAAGTATGAAAATGCCCAGCCCAACCCATGATGCCCCAACTGCCAGCAGACAAGGCAAACCACGCCATCTACGGCGCCCTCATCTTCCTGCTGGCGCTGGCCATCCTACGCCGGCCTGACGCCGCCTACGGCCTCGTGGTGGCCGCAGCAGTAAGCAAGGAGGTGCTCGACTGGCTCTCCAACCAGCGAGCCATCAAGGCGGGCCTAACGCCCACCCATGGCGTAGAATGGTTTGATGCCCTAGCAACTTGCGCCGGTGGGGCGGTGCCACTGCTTGCCAGGATGATCTGATGAACCCTCAACACCTAATCGACATCGGCCTTGGCGTCTCTTGCGCCGTCACCGGCTGGTTTGCGAGGGAGTTGTGGGCAGCGGTCAAGGAGCTAAAGACCGACCTAGCCAAGCTACGGGAAGAGCTCCCGCGCACCTACGTTGCCCGCGATGATTACCGGGCCGACATGCGCGAGATCAAAGATATGTTGGGCAAAATCTTTGACCGGCTGGACGGCAAGGCTGACAAGTCATAGCAAGGCCGAGATACCCACAGTCACCATCTCGCTGCGCAGCTTCGATGGGTTGGTCTTCGCCATCACCCGCAACGCCACCGCCGCAAACGTCTCTATCCCGGCCCAGGCGTCCTCTAAATAGGGATCATTGAGCGCCAGGATGTGCGCTCTGATCGTCAGAACGTCTGCTATGTAGGCCTCCCGGATGGCGTCTATCGCCGCTTTTGTGGGTCGCATGGGAACTCCGCTAGTTGCCAGACGCTGTTGGGCGCATGAAGTTTGAATGGCTTGGCCACCCGAAGCGGCGCTAGTTCAGATGCGGCCTGGCGGGCGGCGATCCTCGCGGTCCTGCGGTCCCTGCAAGCCTTGTGCTGCAACTTGCGCTTCGTCCATCGCCCAGCGTCTAGCTCTGCCGCTCGCTCAGGCGATGCCCATCGAGCGGTGACGCCGGAGCCAGCCACGCCCAGCAGTCGCGCTTTGCGGGCGAAGCACAGAATCTTGCGGGTCTTGTCGAGCGAGATTGCCATGCGCAGGTGCATGTCAACCGTGCTCACGCCATTGGGGTACTCGCGGACTAGGTTGGATGCCAGGTGCATCAGCAGCTCGGTGTCAGGGTGCATCATACACACTGCGCCACATATTCTAAGTACCACGCCGCTTTTTCCAGAGATTCGGTGCCACCCTTGTGCCGTTCGCGCCAGATGTATTTCATAGCATTGCCCTTGCAATAGCCACGGAACTCTTCCTCAGTCAACGCCGACTGGATCGCCTCGATACACTCAATCTTGCCTTGCTTGTAGTGCGGTGGGTTGTTTACGTTATCCTGCACCTCTTTGGTGTATCCGCCGTCGGAATCAGTGGTGTACAGCGGTGGTGGTGCAGCTTGTTTGTATGTCATTTTCTGTCATCCGTTATTGAGTTGATATGTCTAAGGGCGCAGTCGTAGTGCTTGGGGCCGTAGCTCCAGCAGTCGGGGCCATGCGTACCGATGTGGCCGTCTCTGGCGTCTTGGTACTTGAGTTCGTGCTTGAGGCGCTCGTTCTCTGCTAAGGCATCTCCTAGCAGTAGATCTAAGTTTCTCTCGGTTTCAGTCATGTGTTCTTCTCGCGTAGTTTTGTTTCTGCTTCTCTAATAAACTTCACAACATCGCTCTTAAAAGCAATCACATCTTTTGTAAGTTCATGTATCTCTTCATCCGTCAGCCCCTGCCATTGGGGCTTCAGAGGTCTGTTATCTTCGCTCGTCCAGATCGTACCGCCTACGGCTTGCCAAGCGTTTGATTCAGCCACCATTCTTCTCCTGTAACTTTGTTTCTATCTCAAGACACAGATCATGCGTCCCTAGTTCCATATTCTCAAACTTTTCAATCTCCGCATCCGTCAACCCTTGCCATAGGGGTTTCGTGTACAGCGGTATATCTCTTAGGCTAGTCCTGTGGTTCCAGATCTTATTGTCAATGTCTACCCAGGCGTATGGTTTATTCATGTTGTGTTCCGTTCTTCCCCAGTCGTAGGACATTACGGTTTCTTACTCTTTGCCAGCGCATCCACAATACCAAGCTCCATCTTGGCTTGCTCATACCCCGTAAAGTAAAGCTCTACTTGCGCCCAGTCGGATAACCTAGCAATCGTCACGTTCTTGCCGTATGGCAGTCTTGATGCAGTGACCTTGATCATGTTGTACTCACCCGGCAACAACTCAAACCCGTTGCGCTCGGCCATTTCTTTTGCGTGAGTGATGATGCTTTCAATTGTCCAGGGGTTCATTCTGCTACTCCAAAATAGTGCAATATCAGATGTTTGACATTACCACCGTAGTGACTACCAACTTTTGCACATTTTTTGACGATAAGCTCGGCAAACATCTCCAACTCCTCGGTAGTAATATGAGAGGTTTTGTACCCCTCAAACGTACCAAAGACCAACGCCGTGCCTATGACGTTCGTTTTAATGTTCATGCCGGCCTGCTCGGCTAGCGCTTTAATTATGGGGTTCATGGCTCCATCCCGAAATGGTTCATTATTAACATCTTCACGTTGCCGGTATAGCCAACACTCAACTCGGCGCACTCCGTGATGATAAGGTCGGCGAACTTCTGCACGTTGATGAAGTCGGCAGTGCATTCCTCCCGCCCGTGGCTGTCAACTGTAATGTCAAAGTAGCCTTCCATAAATATTCTTATTCGTTCGTTCATTTCTTCAATGCTCCAGCTATAGCAGGCACAATCTTCTCAACGCTGCGCCCAACAACGTAGCCGCCAAGACCGAACTCCACGATGCTCCAGAGTTTCAGAATCTCTGCTTCTGTGATGTTGGGCGCAGACCAGCCCAGCCAGCGGGCGACGATCAACCCGCCAAAGGTCAACATCAGGACTGGTCGCCAGGCCGCCACAATCCAATGCTCAGACTGCGCCTCGGCTTTGACGATCTCAACCTGGCCGGCGTAGATGGCCAGCGCCATCTGCACCTTCTGGCGCTCGGCCTCGCCAGCATCGGGCCATATCTTGTCGATGATCGTCTTGCCTGCGTCCAGCGCGGCGGTCAGGGGGTCTAGTGCCATTCGCCCGTCTCCATCTGCTTAGCCATGCGGGCCGCCCGACCAAAGGTCTGCTTGGCCCAGGCGCTGTCCAACATCTCTGCTGCGGCCTCGGCGAACTGCCCATCCTCAACGCTGCCAAGCGTCCGTTTGAACTGAAGCAAACCCTTCAGGCCCATCTGAAACGCCATGCCAATGAGCACGGCCTGGCGGGCATCGTTGAGTTTCTCCATCCACGGCAACGCAGCCAGCACCGCCTCGTAGTTGCGCTTGATGTCGTTCTCAAGCAGAAAGTCGATCTCATCGTTCGACAACCCGCCGCCCTTGCGCGAGTCAATCAAGCGGCCCACGCCAATGGTCCAGAACCCCAGGCTGTCCTGATAGGCGCAGGACTCGGCACCTTCTTCCCGTAGTAGTTGGGTCTTCAGGTCCACAGCGTCACTCCCCACACCAATGCCAGAGCGCAAAGAACGCAGACGGCGGCTCGGTTGGCCCAGCTCCAGCGGTTTCTGTAGTGATATATGGCGTACCCGTCTCCCCCGAAGGCTTCGTCAAGGGTTCTTGGGAACCGCTTAGTTGTTCCGTTGTGGAAAACCGGTGGTTGTTGTAGCATTTGTACCTTCTCCAAGTTAAGTTATTGGGGCGCTGCCGGGTCTCAAGCACGCCGGCTGGCGCGTTACACCGGGGGCATTGCATACAGCGGCACCGCAGTGCATCCGAGGTCTACCCAGTACTGCATCTCTTCCCGGCGCCTAGTGAGCAGGATGCAGACGCCTGACTCACTGACCATCCAGCCGATGTGTGTCACACCAACCACGCGATCAGCGCCACTAGGGCGACGATCCAGACTGCCACAAACAAGGTCTGGCGAGCCGCAGCCTTACAGAAATACTCTTCTCGGTTCATGTCTTTGACCTCTCTGGCCACCATGCGGGCCGTGGATACCACCTAACGTCTGCGTGCTTGTCAATCCGGTTGCCATACGTTGCCACCGAATTCATGCTGTCAGAATCAAAGCACGGCCAGGACCAGTGCTCACCGTCCCACCAGCGCAACCAGTGCGGGCCGCACGGCCACCATCCAATGCTTGGCGGCTTATTCATCGTACCCACCATCGCCATCAAAGCGCTCTTGCTCGTCCAGGGCGAGCAACTCAATTGCCTCGATCTTGTCAGGGCTCAGGAGGCCCAGAATGTCGACGTCCTTGATGTAGGCAGCCGCCAGGCACATGGTGCTGGGATAGTCGGGGTGATCGCCATGCCCGAAGCACTCGGGCTCGTAGTCAAGGTGGCAGACCAGGGGCGCGTCTACATCGTCTATGTCGTAGATGAACTCTACGCTGTCCATCGGACATGCTGGGGCGCCGTTCATGCCAACACCAGGCGCGAGCCATCCGCAAAGTTGAGCGCCACCAGGCGCTCGCCATCGCACTCTTCCGCCACCGAGGCGTTGAGCGCATCAAACAAGGCGCGTTTGTATCCGGCAATGCCGAAAGCGTTGGCGAGTAGGAGTTTGTGTTTGGTTGCGATCATGACAAGGCCAGGAAGAGGAAGGTGGCGCCGGCAAGCCCTAGGGCTATGGCGAAGAGGGTGTCTTGGATCATGTAGGCTCCTTTATGCCCGGCGCTGGGCCGGGCTGTTAATCTTAAAAATGTGGGTTTTGTTCGTAATGGTGACCGTTCACCAGCGCCCAACCATGCTGGAACCAGCGACCCGTGTTCTTGCTGCGGTTAAACACCTTGCCTTCGCTCGTCTCAACGCGCTTGAGCGACTTGCTGACCTTGACAACCGTGCCGCAGGGGTAGCAATCGCCGTTGAATCCGTAGCTAACCTCATCGCCGACCGCCGGGGCGCGGATAACGTCATAGCGCGGGCTGCACTGGCCGCCGGCGTCGGTGGCGACGTACGTTTCGCCGCTGAACACCGACGCGGCGTCGGCCACGACCTGCGCCAGCATGAGGCTGTCGAAGTCGTTCCTGTTAGCCCAGCCGCCGTCGCCGATCGAGAACCAGCGCGTGCCCACGCCACGGTGCTCTGCGGGAAAATTGCCCTGGATGGCTGTCACTTCGAGGCGGCTGTTGAGGTGGAAGTAGTTCATTTCGTTCTTTCCTGTTCGCTGGTTGCGGGTTGGTGTGAGAAGAATAATACCCAAAAAAAAGCATCAATTCTTAGGTACAAACCCTAGGTTTCGCATCTTTTCTTTAGCATCTTCTTGCCCGCGCCCAACGATCACATGGTGCCCCAAGTTGCGCAGGTAGTCGTGCCAGCTCTGCTGTTCTGGCGAGACGCTTCCGCCCTTCTCTCGTTTCATCTCGATCCAACACAACCAAGCCGGCACGAACAGGTCAGGCACGCCAGGCGAGACGCCTTCGGCCTTCAGTCGGCCGGCGGCGGCGATGCCCCGAAGCCCGCCATTTGGCACCGCGAAAACCCGCACCCCGCAGGCCTGGCGTATCCACTGCACTAGCTCGCGCTGTTCTTCGTGTTCTGTTTTCATTAGAAGGGCAGGTCAAGGGTCCACTTGTCGCAGGCATCCGGCGTGGCGGCGAACTCCTCCGGCGGCTCCTTGAAGAACTCTACGCACAGTCCGTCCGTGCCATACATCTCGCAGCTATGGCAGCACTTGGGCGGCCCCGCCTTGATTGCGTTGTAGTAGATCGTCACGATCTCAGGCTGTTTGTGGCGCATCTAGTTTCCATTTCCTTTGAAGCACACGGTGAAATTTACCGTCCATCTTGAACTCGATCATGTCTGGCGGCTCGCCGCAGGACAGAATGTCGGCCACTACGTCTAACGGGTTGTAGAGGTCTGACACAAGCACGTCGGCATCCCTGGCAATTGACGCCACGGCCTGGCGTGCCTTCTCGCCCGCGTAACCGGGATTGTTCACCGGCATGTACTCGTTCACTGGCGCATCCGACAGCGCACCGTAGTACGTCACCATCAACATCTCTTGCCCGCTGGCGCGGCTGACGTGCTTGCGCCAACGCCAGGCGGTCACCGACATTTCCTTGCCCGCCAGTCCCATAATGTCGTCGTTCTGCAACTTCAACTTCTTGGGCTCCGGCTCCGGGAACGGATGCCCGCAGGCAGGGCATACACGAGCCGCCAGGGCGCAGAGTTCCTGACAGTTGTCGCATATCTTCACCGGCGCAGCGCCCTCCTTGTCGCCCTTTTTGTTGGGCGGTCGGACGTGGGTGATGGGGCCGTGGGTTGCCACCACTGCGGCGAAGTCGAGCACTAGGCAGTCGGTCTTACCCAGGTGCGGCCTCATGCCGCGCACGGCCATTTGCAAGTAAAGCCCAGGAGACATAGTAGACCGCAAGAATGCAATGCAATCCAAAGCAGGAAAATCGTAGCCTGTCGTTAAAATTCCAACCGAGCAAATAGCACGCATTCGACCAGATTCAAAGTCGGCCAGCTTGCGTTCGCGCTCAGACTTGCTGTGCGTTGCATCCAGCGACTCGGCGGGAATGCCGGCCCCGCGTAGGCATTTGGCCACAGCTTCAGAATGCGCAACACCAGAGCAAAAAATTAGCCAATGCTCTCGGTTGCTCGCCCTCTCGATGATCTCTTCTACCACGGCGCCGTTGTGATCGTCGGTGTTGAACTTTGCCTCCATTTCGGACGCAATGTATTCCCCCTGGCGCTTGTGCAAACCGTCTGTGTCCAGCTTGTGATTGGTGATTTTTGATCTCAGCGGAACAAGGTGCGCTTTGGAAACCAACTCTTGGATGCTGACAGGCTCCAAAATATCGGAAAAGATTGCGGTTGGTCCTTCAGTTATCAGACCTTGCCCAAGCCTGTAGGGGCTGGCGCTCAATCCAACAATCCGCATGGCTGGATTGATCTTCAGCAAGTCGGCAATCAGCTTCCGATAAATGCCACTCTCGGCGGTTGAAACAGCGTGCACTTCGTCAATGATGCACAGATCAATGTGCCCGATCTCTTTGCTACGATTGGCCACAGACCCAATTCCGGCATAGGTAATTGGCTCATCAAGCTGGCGTTTACCAACACTGGCGCTGTAGATGCCGAATGGCGCATCGGGCCACAGCCTGCGCAGCTTGTCAGCGTTTTGAAGGATCAACTCTTTGGAGTGAACCAGCATCAAGATGCGCGTATCCGGCCAGTTTTGCAACGCATCCTTCGCCAGCGATGCAATCACCACCGACTTGCCAGACCCGCCAGGCATGTTCAGTACGGGATGGCCAGTTGCGTTCTTTTCAAACCATGCATAAAGTATGTCCAGTGCGCGTGTTTGATATTCACGCAACTCTATTTTTGCCATGTTATTCCGCGCTTAATATTATTTATTGTTGATCTTGTTACTCCATAAATATTTGCCAAAATTTGTCCATTTTCGCTTGACGCAAAAATATCATTAGCCTGTTGTCTTGTAAGTTTTGACCTGCCATTTTTTTCGCCAATGTAATGCCTGCCTTTTTGCAAAGCATCTTGTGCGTTATCTTTTGAGGTACCCATAAAAAGATGCTTCGGATTTACGCATCCTGGGTTGTCGCATTTATGGCAAACAATCATTCCATCTAAAATTTCCCCAATATGTATTTCATAAGATAAACGATGCGCCCGAATGTTTTTATAGTCTCCCGGAAGTACGCCATAACCGTTTTTGTCTGTGTGCGCCCTCCATTGCCAACAGCCGTTTTGAAGTTCAACAAATCTAGAAAAGAATCGGTCACGCACAGACCCGGACTGGCGCAATCGCATCTCTTTCATCATCAATGAATTTTTTTCCACTTTCAAGCATCCGCAAGACTTGCTTGTTCCGTTGCGAACAGTCCCGCCATAAACAATTCGTTGCGATCCACATACGCACACACAGTTCCAAAATTTGCCGGTATTTTTAGCGCCAATTGGTTTTGACGCTTCGGACAAAACAGTCCAACGATTGAACTTCAGTCCAATCATGTCGATTACAGGCTTTCCCATGTTGCAACGTCCTCACTTTTGTCAGAATGTTGTCATTGTAGAGCATAGCAACTCCCGAGACCCAAACACATTAGCATCCCCCTCCCCATTAGCGACTTCCTTCCCATCAATGACATAGATCGCCGTCCAGGCATCCGGCCCATCCAGGCGTTGCCAGGGCACTAGGTCAGGGTGCAGGACATGCGACCCGCAGCCGGTGTACTGCGTTTCAATCGGGATCACGCTGCGGTCAAATCGTGCGCATGTCCAATGCGCATCTTGGTCTGGCGTTGATGGCTCGGCGGTGCTGTGAGCGCAGGTTCGGCAGTTGACCTCTTTGGTCTTTTTGCTGCTATGGCAGAAATCATGCGCTGCGCAGAACTTGCACTCGTACCAACTTGGATTGCTGGAGAGCGGCTCAGGCATCCTGTCCGCCAAGGCAATGCGATGCCCTCGAGCAATCAGGCGTTCGGCCTCCGTGCGGCTGTACCGCAGGCGCTCGGTGTAGATACGGTCATCGTTTTTGCAGATTGCAAAGTAGAGCGCTCGGTCGATGTTCGTGCCGTGCATGTAGACCTGCATCTGGGCGGCATGGACCGGCTTGGACTTCTCGACGCCGTGCTTGACCAGATCGTCAAACGATTTCTTGGAATGCGTCTTGGCCTCGAAAATGTGCCGAGCCTTCGGCGCACCAGGGACGCCAGATTCAATGATGCCGTCCAGGCTGCCGCTGACATGCGAGCCAAAGTCCACCCGGGCCTGGGCGCCTTCGGTACTGTGAATGTCAATCCCAATTGCCTTGAGGTCCGCCGCTATAGTGGCCTCCTCCATCCGGCCCCGCCGAAAGAGCCGCAGGATTCGACCAGGGAAAGGCTCGCGCACCGCCCAACGGAATGACAGCCAGAGCCACCGGTCACAGGCGTGGCCGAGTTGGCTGGCGCCGAGGTGCGACCTGGGCAGTTCGATCTGGAGCTCGTGGGCAACGTCAATGGCCGCAGCCAGAGCGTCGGGGATTGGGATTGCTGACATTAGGCGGCCTCGGCCTTGGCTTCAGGCTCGACCCAAGAGACCTCGCAGCCATTGGAGTAGAGTAATTCCACCGTGTTGAACCCGTGCTCTTGGAAGTCAAAGTCCATGCGGTTATTTGTCCACTCCAAAATGGCTTCTGTAATCTCTTCTTTGGTCAACTTCATAATCATGATGTAACTCCTTGTTTTGTAAGGTAAAAGCGTGACAGGTTCCTATATTTATCTGTCACGCCAGGGTTTGCTATCTCACTTCGCCCAAGGCGGCGCGGCCTTTGCGCCAGCAGCTGGTGCCGCCGGCTTGCTTGCCGCAGGCATTGCCCCGCCGCTGATGCCGGCAAAATCTTTGACCTCGTTGCCCTCGCCGTACTGCTCGGACTGCGTAATGTTCAACTTGATCTTCAGTTGCCCGCCGATGAGCTGGTCGGTGTCGTTCACCTTGGCCAGGCCAATCGCCCGCATCAGGCTGTTCAGTTGCTGGCGTCCAATCTCCTCGGCCTTCGGGTTCGGGTTACTGATGTTCAGGTTGCCGAAGATCGTGCGGCCCTGGTGCGACGGGCCGGTAATGTCGTACTTGAGGCTGATGTACCGACCAGTGCCGGCTTTGGTGTCTTTGACCGTGGCCTGCGTAATGGCCGCCGTATACCAGCCGGCAGGCAATGGTTCAAAGCTCTTGCCCATCGGGAGGTCAGCAGCAACGTAATCTTGTCCGAGAGTAGCCATGATGTTTATTCCTTAGTGATTGAAAAAGACGGGCGACCCGCCGTGGTTGTGATCGCGCCCAGAAGCGGGCGCGTGATGGATTCATCGGCTGACTTCCAGGCCGACGAATTGATTTCCGGTTTCCACCGGAAGAGGGAGCCGAGATGCTCGGCCAGGCCGGCCTCGGCAGCGATCGCTTGGAGCTTGTCCGAGTCAATCTTGTGGTTCAGGCGGCCAGCGATCTTGACCGTGTAGCCGGCGTTCATGAAGGTCTTGGTGCCCTCCATGTCTTTCGCCACCTTGAACTGCTCAATCATGGCGTCCTCGACAACCCGGCGGGCTTCGGTTGCCAGGCGCTCGGCTTCCTTGCAGGCCAACCAGACGGCGATCATTTCGCACCGCCGATCTTTGCAATGATCTGGCCGAGGTCTGCAGGCTCCCAGGCTCCGAGCTTCCCGCTGCGATCCTTCGCCAGCCACAGGCCGTCCGAGTCGCACATGAGTGCCCGCTGGCTTATCCCTTCGGCGTCCTTCTCGACCCGCAGGGCCAGCACCTCGTCGAAGAAGTAAGGCAGCGCCTGGCCGGTTTTGTTACCCGGCATGGATGGCGAGTAGAGAACCCGGCCCATCTCGTCCTGCGTCTTTTCTAACTTCGCCGACATGTAAACGTGCCGGCCCGCCAGATCGCGGAAGGCCCGGATGATGTCCGCCATCTGTTCTTGCATGGCTCCGTACGCTGCGCGTGGGTCTTTGTTCGACTTCTTCTCAGCGTTTAGGACAACCTCGGCAATCTCCGAGATGGAGTCGAGCGCCACGCTCTGGTAATCCTTAGCTTCGTGGCTGTCGCGCAGCCAAGAGTAGGCTTCCATCAGAGTGGCCATTGAAGTGACCTCGATGTAGGGCAGGTTGGCATCCTGAATGCTTAGGAGACCGCCCTCGGCGCTGAGGATGATGGGGTTGGGCAGGGTTGCCGCCAAGGTGGTCTTGCCTGCGCCTGCTTGGCCGTAGACAAGCAGCTTGGCGCCGTTGCTTGCTAGGCTGGCGGTGGTTTTTAGGTTGATGGCCATCTTCAGGCCGCCTCAACCTTGGAGATGGTCCAGCCCAGAGCGCAAGCCCGCAGCCGTGCATCGTCCATTGAGCGATGGAGTTCAACGTTGATGAACTCCTTGCCAAGGCGATGGGAGAAAACGTAGAAGGTAACTTTGAGCATCTTGCTCTCCTTGTTGCAGCACTCGTCGGGAGATCCGTTCAGTGCATGGATAGCATCCTACACCATCTTTTCAAGTTGTGGTAAACTTTTTTTCGATCTTCACCAACTTTTTTTAAGGAGTACGCTTTATGATGACGATTGAGCAGATCATCGCCGGGCTGCAGGACCGCAAGGTGCGGGTCGTTGCAGCCGCCACCGGCCTGCACTACAGTACCGTTCTTGCCCTCCAGCGTGGTCGCAGCAAGAGACCCCGCATCACCGCGATTCAGCGGTTGTCGACCTATCTCTCAAAGGCTCCAGCTAATGGCAGACCTGACTAGCATTTTCGGCGGGACGTACTCACTCCCAGAGCCGAGGCGCATCGAGCCACCAGACGAGCAGCTACGCGAGGCAATGATTGAGGCGGGCCTGGAGCCGCCAGAGGCGATCTATCTAGACGGCAAGCTGCACAGGTTCAACAGTGGGACCAAGGGAACGCCAGGCCACAGCAAACCGGGTTGGTACGTGGCCTTCGGCGATGGCGTGCCGGCAGGCAGGTTCGGGTGCTGGCGGGCAGGCATCGAGCAAGCCTGGCAGGCGGAGATGGGGCGCAAACTCACCATCGCCGAGGAGATGGCCCACACCCGGCGAATGGCCGAGGCCAAGGCGGCACGGGAGGCCGAGCAGGAGCGCAGCCAGGCGGTTGCCGCCAGTACGGTTGATGCGATCTGGACAGCGGGCGGTGCGGCGAGCGCAGATCACCCATACTTGGCACGTAAGGGAATCGCAGCAAATGGCGCCAGGGTTACCGGCGATGGGCGGTTGATGGTCCCGCTCTACGGTGCCGAGGGTGATCTGGCCAGCGTGCAGTACATCGCAGCCGATGGCGAGAAACGGTATCACCCCGGCGGCGCTACTGGGGGCAAGTTCTGGATGCTAGGCGAGCCTGGCAGCACGATCTACATCGCCGAGGGCTTCGCCACCGCCGCCACCATCCACCAAGCCACCGGCAAGGCCTGCGCTGTGGCGTACTCGGCCAGCAACTTGGTCCCAGTCACCGGCGCACTTCGGGAGAGGTTCGGGGCGCAGCAGGACTTGGTGATCGTGGCTGACAACGATGCATCTGGAGTCGGTCAAAGGTATGCCGAGCAGGCGAGCGCCAAGTATGGCGCCAGGTCGGTGATGCCGCCGGCATCCGGGGACGCCAATGATTACGTCCAGGCCGGCAACGATCTGGCGGCGCTGCTTGAGCCAGCGGTGAGCGACTGGCTGATGCTGGCGGACGAGTTCTGCCGCCAGCCAGCGCCGATCAAGTGGATGGTCAAAGGGTGGATTCAGCAGGCGGCGCTCATCATGGTTCACGGCCCGAGCGGCGGCGGGAAGACGTTCACCGTTCTAGACTGGTGCCTGCGCATGTCCCAGGGCCAGCAGGACTGGTTCGGCAGCCGGGTCACGCCAGGCGCGATTGTCTATCTGGCGGGCGAGGGCCACCATGGTCTGCGCAGCCGGATAGCGGCGTGGAAAGAGCGCCATGGTAATGGTCATGCGCTTAATATGTATCTGAGTAAGAGCGGCTGCGATCTAGACACCCCAGAGGGCTACCGCAAGGTCTCCGAGCACATCAGAGCACTGCCCATCAAGCCCGCGGCAATCGTGATAGATACTCTGCACCGGTTTAACTCTGGCGACGAGAATTCATCCCAGGACGCCAAGGCCATGTTAGATGCCTGCGCTATGCTAATGGCGGAATTCAATTGCACCATCATATTGGTTCACCATACTGGGGTTTCTGAAGAGACCCAACATCGAGCTAGAGGATCGAGCGCCTGGCGCGGTGCGCTGGACATTGAGATCAGCATCGTGCCGGCCAAGGGCGAGGCGCCGATGGAGATTATCCAGCGCAAGAGCAAGGACGCCGAGTTGGCGCCTACCTTATATGCTACGCTTGAGAAAGTAATTATTCCAGAGTGGTTTGATGAGGACGGCGAGCCGGTCACGAGTGCCGTGCTGGTGCAGGCTGGGGCGCCAGAGAAGGGCGCCAAGCGCAAGCTGCGCAGCACCAATGCTAACGTGGCTTGGGAGGCTTTCAAGGTGCTCAATGCCAGGCTGGTCGCCAGGTCGGAATGGCGTCATGCGTTTGATGAACTGTCCGAGCTGGAGTCCACGAACAGCAAGAAGCAGGCGTTCTCCAGGGCCGTTGTTGAGCTCCTGGAGCGCGGCGAGATGGTCGAGGAGGAGCCCGGAATTTATGAGCTGGGGATCGGATTTTGACCGGGTACAGGGTACAAGCGGGTACAAGCGGGTACAGTTGTACCCGGGCGAAAGACGTGTTTGGGGTACAACCGGGTACACACCCCTAAGGGGTGTACCCGCTGTACCCGAACATCGTGCGAAAAAAGCGTATCCGTTAGGGAAAACCCTTAGATGGGGTGATCTGCTTAATTTTTAGGCAGTTGTGTAAAATTTGGGATGGGGGCTAGTCAGACATGGCGAAAATAACAACAGTGGCCGACAAGGCCAAGCAAATCGAGACAGTGCTGTCTGGGATGGCGATGGAGGGCTTGAGTCTGCGCAAGGCGTGCCTGAAGGCCGGCGTGGCCAGGCCGACGTTTTTGTTGTGGTGCGATGGGGATGCTGTGCTCGCTGACCGCTACACGCGTGCGCGAGACGAACTCATAGACGGCATTGCCGACGAGATTCTGTTGATCGCCGACGAGCCGGTAAATAGCACAGACTCTGGAGCCACAGACTCTGGAGCAGTCAACAAGCAAAGGCTGCAAATAGAGAGTAGAAAATGGCTGTTAT